CTGTGTGTTGTTCGACGCGAGCCACGTTTTGAACGCATCCTGCTTCTCTGTGCTCGACCAAGCATCAGACCAACCAGACATACGTGATTTCAAAATTATCACGTTGATGTAAGCCGCTGAGCTGTGACCGCCAATAGTCTCTTGTAACAAAGACAAGTTAGGTGAGCTGATCCACGCGAATCTGTCGCTTACGCCTAAAGGACTGAGGGCCATTTCGCTGAGCAAAAGCTGAAATCTAGCGTAACTTGTATCTGTTGGCTGTGTAGAGCTAAGCGCCCAACCAGATTCGGACCCATTCAGCGTCAGTAAAGCGGTATTGTGGGTCTCGGCTCCATCGTTCCCTATTTCATCTTCTGCATCAGTAACACCGTACAAGGCGCTTACAGGTACGAGTGTGATCTCAGCGCTCTCGTACGGCTCATGATCGGTTGCAATGACACCTTGTTCTATTTGAACAGACTCGACAATCGCATCGGCAGTTTCGGTGTCTACGCTACCCAACCACACATAGGCTATCAAGTATTGCGCGGTGCTTCCTGTAGTTATGCTTATGCTTCCTGCCGTGTAGTTTGCAATTCTCCCGAGTGTGTACATCCCATTCACCGGAACTTCTTCGGTATACCCAACTACAAAGCGTTGCCCTGGCAGTTTTGAAACCGTGTAAGTGGTGTTAGGCTTGCACTTAATGTATACACTTCTTGACGCTGCGTTAGTTGCTATTAGACTTGCTGTGTCTATTGTTACGGTCAAGACACCGGCTCCATTTTTATCGAACAGGTTTTTTCCTGTACGGTTAACAACCGCACTACTGCTTCCGGTAATGGCGCGTATGTTGTCGGGGCTGGGGTCCCCACTCCCTGCTTGTTTTACCACTGTTTTTACTGTAACGCCCAATGGCGTCTGAGATACCGTGTACACCTGAGCCACAGGCCTGGGGAGCGTTTTTCGCCATAAACGAGTGTCATCAGACAGTTGAACCGCTGTAGCGGCTGCGGATTCCGCCACACCCTGGGCTGTTTCAGCAGCGGTAGCCGACGCTTCCGCCGCTGTAGCCGAGTCGTACGCCGCAGTATCCGAAATACTTGCTGCTGCTGCCGAGTTGTATGCGGCAGAGGCGTACCCGTCTGCGGCCGCTTGGGCGTTCTCCGCACCAACCTTAGCGGCTGCCGCCGATGTACTGGATGCGGCTGCGGCTGTTGCTGCTTCTGCCGCTGCTGTGGCTGATCCTGCCGCTGCTGTAGCCGACGCTTCCGCCGCGGTCTGGGCAACTTCAGCGGCCCCCTGCGCGGCCTCCGCATCAGTCCTTATACCCTCTAACGCCGCAAGCCAGTTATCACCTGGCTCTGGGGCCACCCCAGGGTCGCCAATTCCCTCATTCACGACGGTCATAACCAAGTTCGTGTACCGTACATAAACGCCGCCAGAAAGAAGGGATATTTGCATTCTTCCGTCTTTACCAACGACACCTGTTTCTGTTGCCGTTATCGGGACAGTCAGAACACCGTCTGCATGGCTTGATGCCACAAGGTAAGGAACGTCCTCGCCTGACCGCTGAGCCAACACTTCATACGTAGCCGTTGGAAACTCAGCATCCCACTCGGATACGTCTATAACAAGCTGTGTCGTGAGGTCGTCCCCCTGAACGCCTAACACGATAGGGGTCATAGCAAAATCAGTAATGCTTCTCTCTATGTTGAACATATGCGCATCCCCCTTTAATCGTGGTCAAGCTCCATAGTCACGCGGAGGCCCCCAACCAAACACCAAGCAGCTCTAGTCTCAGACGCCAGACTTATTTTCACCCAGCGGCCTGAGTTGTTTATGGTGATCCGTTTAGTGGTGACTCCGCTTCTCACAAACACTTCTTTTGTTTTCACTTTTCGCTCTGTCTCTATGCCAACAGTAAGATTCATTGCGGTTGGCGTATCAACTATGAGATATATGTCAAAGTTGTTTTTTAACGAGTTCATTCCGGTTACGGGCTGCGGACCAGACTCCCAGGACACCGGAAGAGCCTCCCCAGCTCCAAGCTCCCACACCGTTCCTGGCGTATCGTTTGTCGTATACAGTATCCGATCTTCCAACGCCAGAAGGGCTTTCACATCCACCCCGGTCATGAAGTTAAATGTACCCTCTAAGGTGTCGTGCACAACGATCATATTGTTTACTAAGCTCTCATTCATGGGAAGAGCTAACAGGTATTTTCGTCCCCACATAGCGGCGTACGCGGACGATACCGCGGATAGGTTTAGCCCCTCCATGGTTTTCCACAAGTAGTCCTGCCGATAAGGAGCAACGTCCGCCCCGTCATAAAGCGCGAGCCCCGTCTTTGCCAGCATGTATACCGCGGAGCCGTACACAACTACCGTGTTCTCTTCAACCGTGCCGCCTCCGAACTGCTCTTTGAACACGTACTCTCCCGGCGAAAGGCCGAGTATCCGCCATATACGATGCTTTTTTATTGCCAACAGCTGATCCCCAAAAGGTCTCAATGCCACGAAAGAGTCTCCATCCCAGGATGGCTGCTGAACGTCTCCAGCGCCCTCAGCAGGGTCGTCTGGGTTCGCGTCCCAGTTAAACGGATCGTACGGGGTCGAGTACACAAGCAAATCCGGCTCTCCGATGATCCCAGCCCCCCATATGCGCTCTGCGTGCCGTGCCAACACTCCGAACTTATGCGGCGTTGTTACCGGGACAATGCTCATGTCATTTCCGTAGACGCAGTACATCCCGTCCAAAGCATTAGTGAGCAGTAGTATGTCTACAGTCTCGCCCTCCACGGTAGTCTCGTATGTAACATAGTCAAAGTTGTCTGTTGAAAAACCATCGTCTATGAGGGTCCAAGTGTCTCCGCTGAGAAGCCTGTAGTATAAAGAGCCTCCAGCCGCGGCTATCAGCACTTCTTTCTCGCTCTCAACAGAATGGAACCGCCTGTAAAGCCTCGCCAGCGTCCCTATTGGCGCTGGGAGCTCCCCGGCAAGTTTAACACCTTTCCGCATGGGCCTGAAAACGCCGGCTGTGGTGTCCACATTTTCGGCGGACATAGCAAAGCGCAGGGGAAGCTGCCACCCGTCCCCTGCTTCATTGACTCCAGCGAAGTTCTTTAGCTCTATTGTGGCCTCATTCGGTGATGCCATAATATCACCGCCTTACGGTAGTAGGTGATTCTTAAACTTCATAGAGGTTACGGAGAAATCTGCCTCATACTTCAAATTCGCTTCCGCTTCTGAGAAAGCCGAGTAAAAAACAGAGCCTTTGTTCTGCTTTTGGGCGCTGCCGTTTCGAGATACCATCCAGGTAGCATAGTCCGCTAAATAACGATGGGCCCAACCCGGTATGAGAGGGGAGTTGCTGTCTAGCGTGAGCGCCGGATACCCGACGTCCCCGACATGTGCGTCTTTGTTTGCTTTCAGCAGCTTGTCGTACCCGTCGTTTATGTAGCCAGTCAGGCTTGACTTATAGTCCGAAAGGTCGTCCTGGTCCAGACCTAGCTGTGCCAGCGCTTGCAGTCTGATCTCGCTAAGCGTCATGTATTACACCCTCTCTTACAGGCCCCTGAATCGCTTAGACTGAAGCATGATGACTGCCTGATCCGGTGTCACCATGGCAAGGGGGCCGCGTGTAACGATCTCAAACTCACCATTGATCCCGATGGGGACGGTCTGGTCCACCTTCAAAGTGTCGCTCCCCATGCTGTCTCCGATCTCGGGAAGGTTGACACGCACTAAGTTCTTAGCCCTTGCCTCAAATGCCCTACGGGCGGCAGTCTTGGCTTTCGTGGTGGTTTTAGCCGCGGATTTTTGTTCGGTTGCCATGTTTGGTCCTCCTTACGAATTGAGGGAGGCAGGCGTTACCGCCGCCTCCCTATTGAAGTGCACTTTCAATTACGCGGCAGATACACCGTGCTCGATGCGAATGCCGAAAGCGTCCTGGAGAATTACCACACAGAAGCCTTTGACTTTCCAGCCAACAGTTTTCTTCTGATGCAGAGGATCGGTAGGCGGCTGGAAAATGATCTGAACGTTCTTTCCCCTGCCGTTCAAGCTCACACAGCCTGCAAAGTTCTGACCATAGATCAATGTGGAGTGCACCACCATGCCAGCCGCGCCAGCGCCAGTGGGAACGATACCGCAAGTGTTGTCAGCGTCGGTCCAGTCAGCCGTGATAGTAGCGCCGGGGTCCCAACGCAGGGTGATCTCACCGTCTGTGCTCGCAAACTCGATGGCTACAGACACTTTGCTTACTGCCGCTCCGCCAACGGTCACCGTGGTTTCAATGTCAACCAACTGACCGATAAGGTTACGGCAGTCGAAGTCCGTAAGGGTCTCTGACACGGTGAGCTTACGGGTATTGGCATCCCAACCCGTAACGGTCAGGCTTTCAACGTCACCATACAGGTACGTCTCGGCCTCGAAGGTCTTGGCTTCCGGGGTCTCGTAGAACTTTACGCCGTAAATGGTTCCAAGCTCAAAGTCCTCGATTTTCCGCTTGTCCTGGTACTTGGCCTTGTCAAGCCATAGGTCGTCGTCGGAAATGTCGGCGTAAGAATCGGGGTCCATGAAGCCATGGTAGTAGCCGTCCGGGAACCGCTTCGCGTACCGCTTTTTCATGGCTGTCACGGCCTTTTTGATAAGCGCAGGAGTCAACAGGTCCGTGGCATCCAAAGACGCACGGTTCGTATTGCCGCCAGCAAACATAACATTCAGGCCAGAGTGCAGCGCGTTCCTTGCGATAAGGTCAAGGGACTCTGTGGCGTTATCGGCCAACAGCTTCGCGGACTCACGGGTCATGTTGTCGAGCGTTACCCAGTCCACTTCGTCCGTCAGCTCAATGTGCTTGCCATAAGGCCGGATCGTTGCGGTGAAAGAAGTCATCGCAAGGGTCATGCCAACAGGCGTTACGCCTTCTTGCAGGGGGGTGGTTGTGGGTTCAAACGGAACCATGCGGCGGAACGTTACTGTGCGTCCGTTGTTAGCCGGAAGCGTCCGTTGCTGCATGTCCCGAAGATGGGGCAAATTCTTCTGAATGGCTCTCTCTATCGTCCGCCAATGAAAGGCCTGGACAGAGGGGGCGATGCCAGAACTGTAGGAATAGTTCAAGTTATCGAAAACGGCCACGGCACTCACTCACCTTTCGTGTTTCGTGCCAGAGCTGTTATTACCGTCTCCGTCTTGGGTTAGAGCGTATCCGCCCACCTTGCTCCAGGTACCTGTCCAGCTTATCGAACTGTTCATCACTTGTACGAAGAATATCGTTAGCGGTGAACCCTTCTGCTGTGGTGCTCCTGGCGGTAGATGGCACTCTCCGCGATCCGCTTTGACGTTCGTGAGCTCTCGCTACGTCGTTAAAGTCGTACTTACGGGAGTTGATAGCCTCTTTTACCTTCGGATTGGTTTTGTAAAGCTCCAACACATCCAAACCGGTTGTCCTTTTAATTGTCTCAGCTTGGGTAATGAGCTTTGCTGCGTGAGCCTCAATCTCAGGAGGAACGGTAGCCCCGGGCTGCGTTGCTGTAGCGATGAAACGGCCTTTGTCGTCACGTTGCTGTGTAGGTGTTTGCGTTTGTTCTGCCTGTTGTGGCAGCCCTCTGCGAGCACGAATCAACAGTTTCGCATCTTCCAGATCCAAATTCTTCTCCACCGCAAGAGCTTGCGCTTCAGAGTCTATGCTTGTGCCCTCCATGGCCTCCAGGCGCTTTGTTACAGCCGCCATCTTAGCATCGAACGCCGCCGCTGCTGCCGCGTACCCTTCGCTATACCCCTGTTTGTGTCCACGCTGCTGATACTCATTCAGCCGACCTTTAAGCCCTTTGTTCTGTTCGATGTTATCGGCAGCGGCAGGCTTCCGAGCCAGGGGAGCTTCGTCCTCGCTCTCGTCCGCTTCGTCCGTGTCTCCGTCATCGTCCAGGCCAAGGTCCAGATCGTCAGGTTCTTCGCCCTCTTCCAAGTCCAAATCCAGGTCCAACGCGTCGCTGTCCGCGTAGCTACCTTCGGGACCGTCGACCACTAGCGCACCATTGCTGGCCCCACCGTCGTCGTCATAAGGCAGTTCAAAATCTTCAGCGGATAACCCTTTGGCCATGTGGCCCTCCTACTCCCGAAGCTACGTCTCCGTCCATTCGGGGGTTTTTATGAGAACCCCGCCTTAAACGGGTGTTACTCCTTGCGGTGGCGCGGCCTGTGGCTGCGCTCCCTGCGTTTGCCTCGACGTCGAGGACTTTACTTGCTTTTTAAGCGCCTCGTTCGCCGTGGTAAGCTGCTGGATCATCTGGCTGGCTTGTGCCAGTTTGTCGTTAATATTGTCGATTTTTTGAAGCAACGGTAGTATACGGTCTTTTCCCTCGATTGTCAAGCTGTCAAATAACATCGAAATGGGGAAATTTTGACCGGCCTGCACAGAAGCCGTATACGCGTTCATGAGATTGCTGTTTGTCTCCTGAATGGCCGACGGACTCTTTTGTTCAACCTCCACGCGAACCGCATACGGAGGGATCACAACGTCGCTGCCTTTTAGTGTGGCCCCGGCCCCCATAAGGTTCTTGGCACTTACGTCAATGTCCCGTTGCTCACCAGACCTACCCGTGATTACTCGCATTCTCTTGGTGTCGTACATTTCCGACACGATCCACAGCAGCTGCCGCACAACCACCTTGAACGCGCTAATCAAAGACTTGATCCGGTATCTGGAGATTTTGCTTCCGGCCTCCTGCAAGGACTGGATGGCCCCCATAGCGGTCACACCGCCAGCAGTCTCGCCTCTGGAGAACTGATTTTGACCGGAATCCTGCTTCATGTCGGTCTGTAGCTGCATCATCATCGTTGGGACAAGCGTGCCCATAGGCTTTGCCTGGAACCACCGCACGGATGCCTCGTCTATGGCCTCTCCCTCTACAACGTCCGTGTCGAAATCAAGAAGCTGTTTCAGGTTGATCTTCGCGTTCTTCCTGACCAGCATACGGTTTTTAGAGGCCATACGGAAATTCTCGTCGATGTACCTGTTCCATCGGTTGATGTACCGCATCGTCGGAACAAACTCACCGATCAAGCCCTCGCCAACGGGGGTCCCCTCGATACGGGTAAACGGCGCGAATACGAATGGGTACTCCCCGTGAGCGTACACATCATCGTTGCGTGTCAAAAGAGCGTTTCCGGCGGCATGGGCTACGTGCACCCTGTACCGTCTCAGCACCGGGTCGTACTCACGCCACCAATACTCGATCAGCATGGCTTGCTGGTCGTCGTCCATTTCACCATACTCAGCGACGTCTGTGTCGTTCTGGAGAAGGTCAGAGTTCACATCCTCGTCGGAGGTTACGTAGATACCCTCGTCAGGATAATGCTCCCGATACCAGCTTAGCGGATGCCAGCTCAGCTTCATGATGGCTCTGGAGTGTGGTATGTCACCGCACTTCGGGTCCCACAGCATCCCCTCCACGGGCCAGCGCAGCACAGTAGCCTCGCCCTCGCCCACGGCGGCCTCTTCGTCCCAGAATGTTTGCAGAACGCCCGTTCCGACGTCCACATAGTCCTCCACAAAGGCCCGATACTGGGTCTCAAAGTCCCCTTCCTCCGCGATATGGTCGAGAACATCGTTCATGTCCTCTGCCATCTTTTTCTTTGCCAGTGTCTCAGGGATCAGCGCCGCACGGGGAAAGTTCTCCAGCAGGCTCGCCACCACGTTATCCCGGGTGGACTTCAAGGTGTTCAGCTGGAGGGTTACACCGCTTTGTTCGTTCCCTTCTTCGCTTTCATCCTCTGGCCTGTCTGCGTCCTGATACGGGTCTTTGCGGCGGACAATAAGCCGGCAATCTTTTACGTAATCATGGTATGGCGCCAAAGCCTGCTTCCACGATTCGACCCGATGGTAGATCATTTCAAGCAGCGATTGTTCTTCCGGCGTCAGTATTTGATCGCTCAAAATGATCTCCATGCGGCGATCTCTGTTGACGTCTCGGCTTACGACAACGGCGTTTTGCTTCTTCACGGACGTAGCCCCCTTCTGTTGTTTTTCGTATCGACGTCGGCATACGGGTCGAACGTTCTCGGTGTTTTACGGGTCATTATGTCAACTGGCAATGGGTTGCTCATTAGGAAATACCGGGTGTCATCGTAAGCGTGATCCTCAGAGTTCGTGTCTACGTCCTCTGGGTCTACCAGGCTGTACGGCAGCGCATTGATCGTGCGAATCCATTGCTTACACGTATCGAACACCTGTAACCTCGGCCGCCCGTCGTCTCTGAAACGGAACCGTTCGTGCAGCTGCATTTTACCAGCTATGCGGCTGTTGTCCCCGGCCTCAAAGTACACCCCCGGGCCGCCATCGGAGGTAGGCTCCATCTGGTCGGCTACGCTGCGTCCACGGGATTTGTCGAATATCGCCGGGTCACATATTCGACGAACGTATATATTTTCCTCCGTCTCTTCGCGCTCCCGGGCCACAATTCCTGCCGAAATTTGTTGCGGAGTGAGTTTTAACCCCGTATTTGCCTTAACTTGGTCCCCATACTGCTCACAGCCGTACCACTCCTTGTACCTGTAGGCGGTCCCGTCCGGCCCCACGGCCCACCAGCCTACACTGAACGGGCGGCTGAAGCCATGGTCAAAAGACATAAACCGAGGCCAGTGGTTCGGGATGATAAAGGGCTTTATTACGTGAGTGAGCGTCTTTCTTGGCAGGCCAAGCTCGTCCAGCGGCTCGTTCACAAACTCCATGAACACCTTGCCCTCGAATGCATCCCAGTCACCGTTCAGCAATGCCCTTTTCAGCGCACTCGGTTTCCGTTCGAGCTCGAGTATGTACTCCTTGGTGATGTGTGGGTTCTCCATCGCCAGCGCCGGGATGTACTGTTTCGTGAAGGTGAACGTCTCCTTCAGCGTCTCGGAATACCGCGTTACGGATATTGGCTGACCGTAGGGCCCAGCGTCCACGAAATACTCTTTCACCCAGCTATGCCCGATGTTACCCGGGTTGCTTGCACACCGCACTACTGGGACGATCCCCAGCGTTACCTTAGAGCGTAAACGCGTTCTGAGGAACTCGTATATCTCTTGCTCAAAACTGGTAAGCTCGTCCAAGTACAGCCAGTGAATTTCAGCGCCAGCGTAGTTATACATGTCCGCCATGCTGGCACAATGCCTAAAGTGGATCACCGATCCGTTTACAAGCTCCATGTCATGCCGCCCAACGTTGTATTTCGCCAGGGACTTCGGGTAGCTCGCCTTAGCCTCTTTTATCAGCGTGTCCTCTAACTCCATGTACGTGCGGCGAAAGCAGTACGCATGGGTCTCTGGGTAATCGTAGCATCTGGCGAACGCATCCATGACGATTGCCTTAGACTTTCCGCCGCCAGCAGCGCCCCCGAATAAAATCTCGTTTGCCGTGGACATGTGAAAAAGTAGTTGCTTCGACGTCGGCTTGTAGTCGATTAAGAGCTCTGCCATATTCTCAGGCCCCCTTTTACAAATACTGGAGTAATTGGGAAGGTGTATGATGTGATGGATGTACCCTATAGTTCTCTATATACACACACATAGCGGTTATAGTAGTAATCCATCACCATCATACACACTTCCAAATTTTCCAGGTATTAGGTAAAATTGTGATGGCTGTGATGGCTCACATAAGGTACTGTTTAAATTCGTGTTGGTTGCTTTTTGCGTTTTTCGCATATTTTGCGTTTCGCATAATTTGACCGGGGCAGGGTACGTGCTGGGGGGTGTACCTATTGTGTACCGCCAGCGCGCTCGGGAGTCCCTGCGTTCGGGGGTTCCCCCTGGCCTCCTGGACGAGCTGCTGGGCCCATCGCGTGCGCGTAAATTATCGCGTGCATGCGCGTGCGCACACGTTAGCGCACATCACCAGCTGCCGGCAGAGCGCCGGCCTCTTCCTCGTCCTCGTCGCCGGCGTCGGTCACAACACGGATAGCTGGAGGGCTGCCTGGCGCCGGCATGTAGGCGAACACTGGCACGATCATGCGAGACGCACGGTCTTTGGCGGCTTCCTTCACTGTTTGTACTATTCTGACCGCGTTGGCCCGTATCCAGGGATCAGGATGTTCCAGCTCTGCCTCCAGCTCACGCGTTGCCTTGGGGAACAATGACTCCATGTACGCCGCTTCCGCATCTTCGACTGCTGCCCGAAAAGCATCTATTTGCATCCAACGTTGAATGGTGTTATCTGACAACCTATGCTTGGCGATAAGCTCAGACTCCTTAATTCCGACACCGACTTCCTTAGCAATTTTTAACTGCTTAGCTGTCAATGTTTTCCTATCAGCTGGTAATTTTCGCATACCCTCCCGGCCTCCCCCTCTTGTTGTCGCAGTTAGGTGATTATCACATTACGTCACATATTCACATATCAGCACCATAATCTATCATCACGTTTCACTTTTCCGGCGGCCCTTTTTGGCTGCCTCTTTCCATAAGCCCTATAACAGAAGGGCCTATCCTGCACATTCGCTATAATGTAGTTTGTTGTATTTACAACAAAAAACTTTTTATTAGCAAAATTTTT